TTTGAAAATCTATTAAAAAAGTTTTTCCGTTTGTAATTTTATCTACAGTTGTATTATTTGTAGAATAGTCTATAAAATTTATTTTTGGTAATATTGCCATTCTAAACTCACCTCTGGAGCATAGTTGAAAACATCAACTACAAAAAATTTGTCCTCTGCAACATTTGGAATTACAAGTACGTACATTCCTTCTTTTAAATTAAAAACTGTCTGCAATATAAATTTCCCTTTATCTTTATTGTCTGTTTTGCTTGTGCTTCCTTTATAATTACCATTATGTCCTCTTAACATTAAATTAACATCTCCTGCACTGTCGTTACCTGTTCCACTTGTGTTTAAACCATCGATACTACAATTGCTCGATTTATTACCTTGACTTTCAAATTCTTTCATAGTACATTCGATTTCTAGCCTATTTGTGATAGCATTTGAAAGATATATTTTATCAGCATCTATAACCCCGTACCCATTTAAAAGTTCTATAGAAATGCTTGGTAAAGGTGATAAAATCTTACCTAGCACCGCACCGATGGGAGATGGATTATCTCTCTCTTTAAACTTTTCTGCAAGTGCAATATCCCAACTTTTCTTCTCGTTACTCATTTTCATATGCCTCCAGCTTTAAAGTTGCTCTATGTATATTATTAGATATAGTGTGTGTACTCTCTTTAATTACATACTCTCCAAACAATTTAAAAAGTGGGATATTTAAGTCTATAACTCTCCCACTCTTAACTTTATCATCGCCCAAAACATCGATAGTAAAATCTTCTGTAATTCTATTTAATTTTTTTAATTCATTTTTAGCCACCAAATTCGCTTTATTGTGTTCCTTTTCATCTAGAATTACGACCTCTTGTAACATTCCGTATTTTTCAATACTCTTACTATCCTGCTCTTTTCCAACAGTTCTTACAGCACCTTTATCTTCTGTAATTACAAGTACACTATTTTTCATATCTACAATAGATTTTGTAAGTGCTATACTTCCGATATTATCGCTTATATTAATAAAATTCCCTTTGTGCATCTCAAATTGTCCGTTTACTTTTATCTTTTTAAAAGGCGATATTACTAGCTTTTGCATGTCATACTCAATAAAAAATTTTTTAGAATTAAATTGTGAGCATTGTTCGATAATATCGTATATTACATCAGAAACAGTCTTATCTTTGTAGATTTTATCTATCTTTGTATCTAGTCCACTTACTTCCACTTTAATTCCTATTTCTTCACAAAGTGCCTTAACACAATCGTTTCCTACCATTTTTTTAAATTGCTTTATGATAGTAGATTTATTAAGATACCAAGCCATATCGTATGCTGTAAAGTTCGTAGTTTTACCGTTTGGCGACTCTGTAACTATAATTGCTTGTACTAAAGTTTCTCCAGCAGAATTAATAATCTGTATTGGATCCCCTAAAGTTATTTCATATAAAAATTCAAAATTTTTATCATGTCTGTTTGTAGCTAAAGTAAAATCTACTTCAACTCCCAAAGTATCTACACTATCCCGCCAATTTAAATCTGAAATATAGTCTGTTACATCTATATCTTTTATCATTACTTTATACATTTTTATCACCTTGGACATTCGGTAAAATGTACTCTTTAATGTCTAAAGTAAACGGAACATCTCCTGCTCTATCTCTTAAAGTGTAAGTAAAATTGTATCTACATAGCATGTTTAGTACTACTTTATATCCATCTACAACTATAATTCTTAATGGGATTTTAGCATCTCTGTACTTTTCGAAGAATTTTATATAATATTTTGGCGACTGAAAATTAAAAAGACTCACAAAACTATATTTTTTCGAAGGGAAAAATGAAGAAAACGAAAAACTTCTAAGCCCTTTACCACCGATTAAATTAAGAGTTGTGCCGTTAATTGTTGTAAATTCTTCATCTCCAGTTTCACAAGTTATAGGCTCTATCGCTTGCACTATCGGTATATTTGCTATTTCTAGTTGCATTCCGTTTTCTTCTGCTATAAAAATTATATACATATCTTTCTCCCTCCTTCCTTATATATTACCTAATGTTGCTAATATTTTTTGTGCTGTGTACTCTCCGTACTTTTCCATATGCTCTTTCTCTCCGATAAAATTACCGCTAACTGTGATGTTTACAGTAATTCCTTTGTTAGCACTCTTCTTCTCTAGAGTTTTAGACTCTTCATGACTTAAAATTTTTGTTCCAGCTGGTAAAATAGCAGTTTCATCTCTTCCACCCTCGTTAATACCTGTTATACCGCCCTTAAAATAAGAAGTCCCAAGTGCATGTCTAGGATTTTTAGTAGTTACATTAGATGTTCCAGTTTTATTGCTACCTCCGACAGATTCACTTGTTTTAGTAGTTTTTTCATTAATATTTATAGTTTTGTCTTCTGCTTTTGTATTATTCCAAAATTTTAACTTATCTATAAGTCCGCCAAAGGCTTTTTTTGCTGTTTCAATAGGGTGTAGTATAATATCTAATGCATTCATTAAGCTATCCCAAGCACTCATAAAAACACCATTGATAAAATCTGTTACTTTATTAAAGGCATTTTTCAAACTATTTAATGCACTTATAACTCCGTCCCATATAGCAGTAAAAATACCACCAACGACACTACAAACTCCTAATATAACATCTTTCACATAATTAAATGCACCAACTAAACCATTCCATATATACTCTCCAAAACCTTTAATAGTATCCCAGTTTTCAATTACTACTTTCTTTAACAATAAAAAAATATTAATCATAGCACTGATAGGATTTCCAAACTTAATTATAAATTTAAGTACCTTGCCTAATGGATTGTTGTCTAATTTCTGCCAAAATTCCACTACTTTTTTCTTTACTAAATCCCAATTTTTACACAGTAACCATATACCACCAACCAACAAGGCAATAGCTCCTATAACTATCCCTATTGGGTTTGCATTCATTGCAGCATTTAAAGCCCATTGTTTAATGGTTAATTGTCCAGTAAGGATTGCTTGTGCAGTATCTAAAGCCATTTTAGTTTTCATAATTCCTGCATAAATTAACTCCTTGTTATTTCTTATTGTTGTTGCAATATTATATGCTGTTATTGCTCCAACAAGAGTATAAACAATAGGACTTATTCTATCCCAATTATTTATTATGTCTTGTGCTATATCTATTGCAATAGTTCCAGCATCTGATAATATTTGCCAAGTTTCTTCAAGTGCTGGTTTCACTTTTTCAAATATTTTTCCAAATATTTCTTTAAGTTTATCTATGTATGGACTAGCCTTTATTACAAGTTCTTGTATCTTATCTGCTATACCAAGTATCAAAGATTGAATTAATGGTATTTTAGTTTCAAACCATGCAGAAAATTGAGCAATATAGGGGATTAATTTTTTTCCTAATTCTTCTTTCATATCGCCCCAAGCATTGTTCATTGCTACGATTTTACCTTCATCTGTTTGTCTTAGTGCTTCGTTAGTCCCACCAATAGACTTATTAAGTTTATTTCTAATAAATTCTAGTCTTTCTTCTTTTTTCATAGCTTTAAACATTTTTTCTTCAGATGCAGTTAATGCAACACCATATTTTAAAAGACCTTTAGTCTTACCTTCCATAGCTTTTCCGATTACTTCTGCCATAGCTACAGCATCTTCTTGTGTTCCATTAAAACCTTTTTCTTTAGCTATCATGTCATTAATGTTTGGCATTAATTTTTTGATTTCTTCACTCTTTAACCCATAAATAGCTAATTGATTTGCTCCAGCTAAAGCTACTTCATCCCCAATAACACCTACATTTTGTAATGCACTAGCTTCATCTTTAATCGCTTGTATCTGTTCTTTGCTAGCATTACTTGTCCGTTTCATCGTAGTTTCAAGCATTTTTTCAACTTTTAATTGCACTTTAGCTGCATCTATCGACTGTTTAGCGAATACTGTAGCAAATGCAGTAAATGCTCCAAGTCCAATAGCTCCCCATTTAGCCAATGCTTTAACACTATTTTTTACTTTGTTCCCAAATGCTTTAATAGAGTTCCCAGCTTTTTTAAGTTCTCTATCCATCGTTTTTACATTCTTTGTTGCATTTTGTAAAGGAGTAGTAAACTGGTCTTTTAAACTTAGTAATACTCCAATAGTTTTAGCCATTTATACCTCCTTTATTGATTCTATCTATCTCTAAATCCATTGTTGCGAGCATAAGTAATTTAACTGTAGAATCTAAGTTTAAAAGATACTCTACAGTAAAACCCTTAAGTAAATAAAAAGAAAGGAATGCCATGTCGGCATCCCTTAAAATTAGTTTTTTATATCATCTGTTTCTTCTTCTATTGCTTTGCTAACTTGCTCACTGTCTGTAAGTCCATACAAACTTAAGATAAAGTTAGATAGTTTATTAATTTCTCCGAGATTTTCTTCAAAAACTGGCACTACAACCTCGTAAGGCTCAGCAACTTCATAAGCCTCTTGTAATTCCTTTTCTTGTAAAATCGGACAATGTTTATAAATCAGTTTACAATTTGCATTATAAGCTTCTTCTGTAGATTTACTATCTGTACTATCCATAATTTTTATAACATCTCTTGCTTTAAGCTTTCTAACTTCGATAGTTCCACCTAAAACCTCTGAATTAAAAAGAACAACTTTCATTTTATCATTATTTGATTGCTCTTTCTTTGCAATAAGCATTTCTAAAGTAATATTTTTAGCCACTTTGTATCCTCCTTTTTTATATCATATCTATGTATCTAAAATCTGAAAAATTAAAAGGCACTTCTTCTTCTCTAAGTGCCTTATTTTCAAATTTTAATGCCATTAGTTCGTTAATTGTAACTCCAGTTAACTCCACTCTTTCAGCTCCATATGCAGTTGGATCATCTAATTTTGCAACTATCTTAAAATCTGGCATTTTACCATTTCTTATTCCTTCTGCAATTAATTTCCCTACTGTAGTATCGATTTTATGTAGAGTCATAGTTCCTTCTCCAGTAAATCCCATGTATCTTTTGTGCTTTCCTAATTCTCCCATTATATCGACATCTTCGTACTCTAAATTGACTTTAGCTTCGAAAGATTTTACAGATGCTAATTCTTCTCCATCTAGCCATACAGCACCAAATGAACCCCTTATAATTTTATTTTTATCCATTTTATTAGACATACTTACCTCCAATCTTAAAACATGTTAATAGTAAACTTAAAGTCTTCTACAGCATTTAATATTTTGATGTTTGCTTTCATAAATACTTTCTTTTTAAATGCAGTTTTCTTAACTTTTTCGTCTTCCCATTCAGCAACTTCTGCTTTTCCAACTCCAAGCCATGCTAGTCTTTGTGCTTCTACATCTACTTCAGAGTAGTTATCATATTCTTTATCCAATATATCTTCTCTTTCAAGTTCTTTGAAATAAGCATTAATTGCCGTAAAGAAAAGGACTTGATTATCATATTTATTCTTATATTTTCCAATCCATTTTTTGAATGTAGAGTAAATATCATCTCTCATTAAGTCCATAGATTCAATAATTATAATATCTTTCATGTCTTCTGTTTCATCTTGTGTTATTTCTTGTAGAGATGTACATGCTCTAGCTACTCTTATATCTCCTTCATCTTTATATAAGCAAAATCCACCTTTATCGATAGTATCATCAATATCGTTGAATATCGATACATCTTTTAAGTTTCCACACAAGAATGATGTAGCACTTCTTGTCATTGGTAATCCTGCTAACATTCCTAGAATTGTTGGTACATATTGCCAACCTTCAACTTCTCCTCTATTATCTGCAAATGTAACCTTGTCATTCATTAAGTTTACTATACCTTTGTTATCTGGCTTAGTAGCATTAAATACCACTGCTTTATAAGTTTTACCAGCTTTTCTTACAGATTTAATCCAAGACACTAGAGTTGCAGTATCTCCATCTTTTCCATCATATCCCAATCCTAGCCAATTTACTCTTTCTTGAGCAACTTTTTTTAATGTATCTGTAAGTGTTCCACTTCCAACATTAAACACAAAAACCTTGTTTGGTGTGTATTCGAAAGTGTCTTTTACTAATGCTACAGTGTTTGCAGTATAATCTGTATCTTTTATATCTGTTATATCTTTATAGACTTTAACATCCCAGTTTTTGCTAGGCTCTTTAACTATTAACCCAACAATACCAAGTTGACTTCTCTTAACTGCTGTAACTGCCAACTGTTTAAAAATTATTTCAATTTTTGGTAATCCCATTTTACCCTCCTACTTCCTATCAAATTTATACTCTAATTCTTCCATCATTTCCGCATTTATGTCATTTTCTATCTGTTCCATAGTTATGCTATCAAAACTTGCAATAAGTACTCCGTCATCAGTTTCTTCAAATTCAATTTCGTCGACTGGGATAGCAAAAGTTTCATTGACCCACAAAGTGCCTAGAAATGCACTTTCTATTTCATCAGAAACTTTTAATCTTTCTAGTCTACCTTGTCCTATTTTTGTGCAAAAGAAGTAAATTCTTATAGTAAAGTTTCTCTCTTTAAAAGTAGTCATAAAAGCACTAGTTTTAAGCCCATCTAATTCTGTTCGAAAACTTGGTCTATTAAAGGCTTCAGATAAATCTTTACTGTCTATAGCAATGTTTGGGAAAGTCTCTTTTAATCTAGTGTTTACTGCTTTTAAAAGTTCACTTAATTTAATCATTTAAAACCCTCCATTCTTTATTACAGTATCGATAAAATCATCAGTTGCTTTTATAAACTCTTCTTGAAACTCTTTTTGTGCTTCTTCTAAGATAAACTCACCCTTCTTAAATCCATGCTCTTTACCTGTTCTATCCTTGATAATATGCCCTCTTTCGATTAAATGGGCATGTGGAGCAGAATTATAAACTCTAACTGTATCTTCTTCTGAGTTATACTTATAAACTTTCCCTCTTTTGAATTTCTTTAAATAGTTCCCAGTCTTAGATTTAATCTTACTTTTAGCTTTCTTTTTTGCTTTTGCTTTTAACTTATTTCCTTGCTTTTGCAAGAAAGTTTTAACTTCTTTGGGATACTTCTTAGCAAGTCTTAATACCTCATTTTCTAAAGCTTCTAGGTCTTTTTTACTAAAACCATTCATAGTTATTCCTCAATTCTGTTACAAAAAACTTCTATAAATTGATTATCTTTAAAATCTCTGTTATAGTAGATAATTTCATACTTTGAGCCTTCAAATAAAAAAAACCAATCCTTGTTTAATCCATTTAGAGATTTAATTCTAAATGTAAACTTGAATTGGTGCTGATTTGCTTCTGTATTAGCTTCTCCATTCTTAACTGTAGAGTTTAACGGGACTATCTCGCAGTAAGCTTTTTTTAATAATTCAGCTGTCTTTTCATTTTCTCCTAACTCATTTGCAGTTTCAATTGTATGATACACTTCTACAAAGTGCCTTAATCTCTTAGTTATATCATTCATAATTGCCTCCATTTTGTAACTGTAGCATTAGACTACGACTTGTATAACTTAGATCCTTAGACTCTCTTTGCTCTCTATTATCGTACCATTCTTGTAATAAGACACAAGCTAGAATTTTAGCCCTTTTAATAAACTTTTCTTTTGTTGCTTTTGTATCAAAATCATCTATAGCATCTCTTAAGTAATCCACTGTCGCAGTCATTAACGACTGCAACAATGAATCATCTTCATTATAATCAATTCTTAGATAGTTTTTAGCTTCTTCTAAAGTTAATATACTATCCATTTTTACCTACTTTCATTATTTTGTTGCAAGTTCTAAGTACACCATAGCTTTTTCATCAACTTTTTTGATATCAAATCTTTCTATTGCTCTGATGTAAGTTGCATTTTTAGTAAATCCAGCTTCTTTAGATATTGCTAATTCAAGTCCTTCTCTATCAAAGAAAGTTACGAATTCTGTTAAGTCTCCAACAAAAACTGGGGCTTTTGTAGTATTCATTGGTAATAAAGCGTCAGGCAATACTATTATTTTTCTACCTTTAAAAACTTTTTGAGTTGTATTTTGTAGATTTATTTCTAGAAGTGGTCTATTTTGCTTGTCTACTAAATTGTCTAAAAAATTAAATCCAGTTTGGTTTGTAATTACTATTGCATTTGCAGAAACTGCCGGATCTAAATCTACATTTAATGCAGTATTTACAACTGTATAATCAGCTGCTGGTTTTGGAGTTAAAGTTTTTAATAAGTCTACAATCTTTTTATTTTCTGTGTTTGTAGCCTTTTTAGTAAATCTTTTTCCAATATAAGCAGTTAAATTAGCTGTTTCATCTGCAAGTAAAGTATTTGAAACTGGTATAATGTCTCCATAATCTGCGACATTATAAGTAACTTGAGAGAAATCTATATCAGATTTTCCTATTTCATTAAGTTCTTCAAATGCGATTAATTCACCTGTTCCATCTTTTTCTATTGGCATTGTACCCTTAAAAGAATGGACTGGTAATACATTACAGTAATCTTTTAAAGCTACTAAGTTTCTTCTAAGTTCTTTTATTTCATTGAATTGCTCAATTGGGACTAAATATCCACCTTTTCCGTCTGTTGCTTCTACTTGCCCTGGTGTTCCAGCTGCATTTAAAAACGCTCTTTCTTCTTCTGTTATAGATTTCCCAGTTAAAACTCTGTTGAATATTTTGTTTACATTCATTTTATTTTTTACTTCTAATTCTTTTTTGTCTGTAGTAGTCATAGTTTCTAATGTTTCCTCCATTTCTATTTCTTTAATTTTATTTTCTAACTCTTTTAATCCTGCAAGTTTTCCATGAGCTTCTTCGATTTTCCCCTCATTCTTTAAAGCTACAATTTCATTTTTTAAATTTTCTAATTCTTTTTTCATTTCTACCGATTTTTTCATTAGTTTAGCCTCCAATCATCAATTCAATTTCAATTTCTTTTTTAAGATTTTCTATTCTTTCAATTTCTTTTTGCTCTTTTAACTTCTCAATTTCTCTAATGTTATTTAAAATTTCATTAGGAATTTTGTTAAATTTTTGCTTTGTATCTACGTAATTTAAATACTTTGCAGACTTATCAACGGTTACATTAAAATACTTCGCTGTATCTTCTCCAGTAAACCAAGTTTCAGTCATCACAAAATCCTTAATTTGCTCTCTAGTAACACCATCAATAGCTTTTTCTAAATAAGAATTTATGATCCCTTCTTCAATTTTTTCTAAAACTTCTATTTGTTTTAAAAAGTCATCTGCATTACCAAACATTCCACAACTAACTCTATGTACCATTAAATAAGCATTAGAAGGGATTATGATTTCGTCACAACCAAAAGCTATAATAGATGCAGCACTTGCTGCTAATCCGTCAATATATGCAATAGTTTTTCCTTTATGATTTTTTAATATATTTGCTATAGCAACTCCAGCGAATACATCACCTCCATAGCTATTTATATGTACATGTACATCTCTAGCATCTTTCAGAGCTTCTACAATGTTTTTTGGATAAACATTTGGATCGTTTAACCCCATAGCTTCAAGGAATCCGTAATCATCAGTATCGCTTGTTATATCGCCGTTGATATAAATTTCAGTAATATTTGCATTATTTTTGATATTTAACCATTCTTTATTCATTGTTTTCACCTCCTTTATCATAGGCAACACCTAGTTTTTCCAGTGGTACGTAACTTCCATTCATAACGATTACATCTCCACCTTCTATAGCAGTCAATCCAGCAAGTTTTCTAGCTTCGTTGATAGTATAAATACCAGACTGAACGTACTTTGTAAGACATTCTGCTTGTGTCTTTAAATCGCCTTTGAGTATTGTCGCCACATTAAATTCGAAGTGTAGCCCTTTCATTCTTTCAGCTTCTGTTAAAAGTTTAAGGTTAAATTCTTCTTCATATAGCGATAAAATGTATAGTAGAGTGTCAATATAAAAAGTCAAGTTTTGCATTTCTGAATTCGCATAACTTGACTTCTCGTAATCGTTTAAATGATTTGGTTTAACTCCATATGCTGCTGCTATTTGCAGTGCTGTGTATTTTTTTAATTCAAAGAATTGTGAATCTGTAAGTTTTAAATCCAAAGGGACTATCTCCATGCCCGGTGGTAGCGGTAAAATGCCACTTGGATTATTATCGTTAGATATAAACTCCTCTATTCTCTCTAGCATTTTCTTTTGTAATTCCTTACTTAGATCCCCAGTGTACTTTAAAATAGCCTTAGCTGTAAGTCCTCTGTCATATAAGTTGTTCAAATATTTTTGACTTGACTTAACACCATTCAAAGTCGTTGCTAAAGTCTCTCTTATTGACATTCCAACTATTCCATCTTTGCTTAATCCACCCTTTAAATGTAAAATTTCTTCTTTTTTGAATAGATAGATTTTTCCATCTTTGTTATATTCATAATATAGATCCTCTTTTCCACTAAAAATCTTCGCATTATCTATCCATATTTTCACTTGTTGCGGTTGAAGTGGATAAATACCTATCAAATGCCCTCTATTGTCATAACTTAGATAAGCATAAGCATTCCCATAGTGATTTCTCCACATTTCTAGCAGTGTTAGAAAAGATGTCGAAGTCATAAAAGGATTTGGTGCAAATTTAAGCTTTTTAACTGCTTCATGTTCCAAAATTCTGTTATTTTCGTTATCTTTTAAGTGGATAGAAAGCTTTCCAACGCTCTCGGATAGCACCTTTAAGCAAGTAAAGTAAGTTACTTCAGATAAATCATTGCTAACATTTACCCCAAAAAACTCTCCAAAACTCATAGAATTCAGCATTGTTTTTTGTGGTTTTTCTGTGTTTTTATTAAAAAATCTTTTAAATATATTCACTTTCTCACCTCCTTTTATCCATTAATTCCAACCATTCACCCACAGTTTCATCATTGTTAATTGCTTCTTTCTTATTAAGCAGCATAATCTTCCAAGCATCTAAGATAGCATCAACAGGGTCTATCCTGTTCTTCTGTGCTTGTTTATCTATCTTTATTTCTCCAAAACTGTTAGAAATAGTTGTTGCATTTGCTATACTCCACTTTAGTAGACTATTTTTTCTATCATATAAAACTTGTGTAGCTTTTACAGATAGAGCAAAGTCTACTGTTGCATCATTTAAACTCTTAGCTGACTGCTTAACTTCTGTTAAATCACACTCTAAGAATTCTAAGTCACTCAAGAAACTTCCAGCATTGTGTGCATCATATCCACACTCTAAAATTTTA